CGTTTAACGAACTAAAAGCACGGCATCCTGACTTTCAAGAAGTTGTTGCCGATCCTGCATTCCAGAATTGGGTTGCAGCCTCCAAAGTGAGGGCAGAGTTGTTTGTTCGTGCAGACCGTTCTTTTGATTATGATGCTGGTGATGAGTTGTTGTCTATTTGGAAAGAACGCAAACAGGCAGCACAGCAGACAGTATCAGCAGAGAAAGAGGTCCGTAGCCAAGCCGTAAAAGCAGCCACTACCACAGTGTCTTCGGGCAGTGATGAAGCACCTTCTAAGAAGATTTACCGTCGTGCAGACATTATTAAACTCATGCAAACGGACCCTGACAAGTATGACATGATGCAAAATGAAATCATGGCTGCTTACCGAGAGGGCAGAGTCCGATAACTTAACACTTTTAACAAAGGAAATTTATCATGCCTTTAGGTACCAATAACGTAGTACAATCCACCGTCAATACCGCAGGTTTTATTCCTGAGGTATGGTCTGACGAAATCATCGCTGCTTACAAGAAGAACCTCGTAGCAGCTAATCTGTTCAAGAAGATGTCCATGAAGGGTAAGAAGGGCGATGTTATGCACTTCCCGTCACCTGCTCGTGGCTCTGCTGCTGTTAAGACTGCTTCTTCGCAGGTTACTCTGATTGCTGAGAGTGGCACTGAGAAGACTGTCACGATTAACCAGCACTATGAGTACAGCCGTTTGATCGAAGACTTTGCTGAAGTTCAGGCTCTGTCCTCGCTGCGCCGTTTCTACACGGATGACGCTGGCTACGCTCTTGCTACCCGTATCGACACATCGCTGATCCAGTTGGGTCGTGGTGCTCAGTCGGGTACAGCAGGTTCGGCTGCTTACGACAAAGCATATCTTGCTGGTGATGGCTCAACGCTGTATGTTGACGGCACCAACGTAGGTACTGCTCTGACGGATGCTGGCCTTCGCCGTGCAATCCAGCGTTTGGATGACCAGGACGTTCCGATGGACGGACGTTTCTTGATCGTTCCTCCTGCAACTCGTAACACCATGATGGGTCTTGCTCGTTTTACTGAGCAGGCTTTCGTTGGTGATGGCGCTACCATCCGCAACGGTCAGATTGGTGACGTATACGGCGTTAAGGTCTTTGTAACGACCAACGCTGATACAGCAACGACAACAACTACCCGTGTTGCTCTGTTGGCACACCCAGAGGCATTTGTTCTGGTTGACCAGCTTGGCGTTCGTGTTCAGACCCAGTACAAACAAGAGTACCTCGGTACGCTGTTGACTGCTGACACGCTCTACGGTGTTGGTGAGTTGCGTGATACCTCTGCTGTGGCTCTTGCTGTTCCTGCCTAATCAGGAATAACAATCGGGGGCTGGCTCACAAGGCTGGCCCTCTTCTAACCACTTAAGGAGATTATTATGGCTGTTTCTCAAGGTCGTTCCCAGTTTCAGGGCTTGTTCTCTGAGATGTGGGCAGTTTCTGAGACTGTGGACTTCGCTAATGCTGCTACCGGCTCTGGTACGTTTGCATCTGCTGATGTAACAGTCCCTGGTGTTGCTCTTGGCGACATCGTTATGGGCATCTCTGCTGGCGTAGACACTGTAGACACCGTTATCGGTGGCGCAGTAACTGCTGCTAACACGGTTACCCTGACTGTTCTAAATAACACTGCTGGTGCTGTAAATCTGGCTTCTACTACTCTAAAATTTGTTGTAGCACGTCCAGCATTCTAAACCTTACGGTTTTGCCTCTTAGGAGGCTTTTCTTTAGCATCTTCGCTGAGGGTGTTAAAGAAAACAACATAGAGGACTAAAATGATACCTCGCTGCTACCCTACTACCTATGCAACCGCAAACGGTACAACAAAAATGGTCGTAAACTCGCTTGCAAGCACTACTGGCTTAACTGCTTGGGTTGACTATATCCCCACAAAGAAATTAGGTTCTGCACCTGCACAATACAATACTTATGACAATGCCGGTGCCATGTTTGTAGATGTTCTTGCTAGTTTGACAGGTAAAGTCGCAGGCATCGATTATATTAATATATACGAAGATGCTACACTAACCAAGGCTTGGTCAACAGACGCAAGCGGTTATATTCCAATCTGGTACTAACATGGCGATATATCGTGGTCCCGGTGGTCCCGGTGATGCAACAGCCGATCAAGCAAACACAGCGCAGTTAGCACTTACTTATGCTAACCAGTCTGCTGCGAGTGCTGCTGCGGCGGCGGCATCTGCTCAGAGTACAATTGACTTTACCACTGACTTAGATGTAGCAGTCTCTTCGTTGCCTGCTGGCTCAACACCGACTGTAGCATATAACTCTACAACAGTATCGCTGTCCTTTGGCATTCCTGATGGTGCTACAGGCCCCACAGGCCCAACTGGTCCTAATGGCCCGTCTGGTCCCACTGGATTTACTGGACCGACAGGACCAACTGGCCCGACTGGACCGGCTGGCCCCACAGGTCCTACAGGCTCTCCCGGCCCTACAGGCCCGACTGGACCCGCAGGTCCGACTGGTCCAACAGGTCCGTCTGGGACAGCAGCTACGATTGCTGTTGGCACCACCACTACAGGCCCAGCAGGCGGTAGCGCCTCTGTAACCAACAGTGGCTCCTCTTCTGCGGCAGTCTTTGACTTTACTATACCGACTGGTCCTACTGGTCCTACAGGCCCTACTGGGCCGGCTGGACCTACAGGTACAACAGGACCCACTGGTGCTCCCGGTCCGACTGGTCCTACAGGATCGGCAGCTACGATTGCCGTAGGGACTACCACTACAGGCCCTGCTGGTGGGAGCGCATCTGTAACAAACAGTGGTTCGTCTTCTTCAGCGATATTTGACTTTACTATTCCAACAGGCCCTACAGGGCCAACTGGTGCTACAGGATCACCCGGACCGACTGGTCCTACTGGGCCTACAGGACCAACTGGCCCGACTGGACCGACAGGAACATTTCAAACAGGCAAAGCGATAGCTATGGCTATTGTATTCGGAGGTTAATATGGCAGCACCTAATATCGTAAACGTAGCAACAATTACTGGCAAGACAGTTGGAGCAGCCCTGACTACTTCATCGGCTGACATTGTGACCAACTCAGCAGCTAGTGGTAAAGTTTTTAAAATTAATGCAATCTATGTATCTAACGTAGATGGAACGAATAATGCTGACGCTACTGTGGCATTTTACAATGCTGACAATACTACGTCATACAAGTTAGCCCACACAGTTACAGTGCCAGCAGATGCTACTTTAGACATCATAAGTAAAGCTATTTACCTTGAAGAAGGCGACAAGATTACAGCCTTAGCTTCTGCTTCAAGTGACCTAGAAATTGTTGTTTCTTACGAGGAACTTTCTTAATGAGTCGTAGGCATAATGGCGGCGTTGTTGGTGTTAGAAATACCACTTCTAACATATCCGCTAAAGGACGCTTCTCTCTTAATGAGGTTTTAGAGGGTCTTAAAGGATCTGTTTGGCCTCTACAGGGTTTTCTTATTGACTATTTGGTAATAGCGGGTGGTGGTTCAGGGGGCGGGTCTTATGGGGCCGGTGGTGGGGGTGCTGGTGGCTATCGTACAAGTGCCGGAACATCAGGTGGCGGAGCTTCTGCTGAGTCACAACTAAATGTTGCAATTGGAACTGCATATACAATCACAGTAGGTGCTGGAGGTTCAGGCAGTATTACTACTAGCAACGGAAGTAATTCTGTATTTTCAACAATTACCTCAACTGGAGGCGGTGGAGGCGGCTATCCTTCAGTTCCGTCTGGTGTTACAGGTGGTTCTGGTGGAGCAGGACAAGGAGATTCAAGTAACAATGGTTTTGGCGCAGCAGGGACCACTAATCAAGGTTACGCTGGTGGCAATGGTTCTTATCCAGCTTCAAACCGACATTTAGGCGGTGGCGGTGGAGGTGCGGGTGGAGCAGGACAAGCTGGACAATCGACAACAACAGGTAACGGTGGTGCAGGAGTTGCCTCTAGCATTACTGGTTCTTCTGTATCTAGAGCAGGTGGAGGTTCTGGCGGCGGTTATTTAGGAACAAACTACGGCGCTACTGCGGCTGGAACTGCAACCGCAGGAGGCGGCACTGGCTCATTAACCGCAGGCGGCGGTGCAGCAACTGCTAACACGGGCGGCGGAGGGGGAGGAAGCGGTCAAGCTGTAAGTAGCGGTGGCAACGGCGGTTCAGGCATAGTTGTTATCAAGATTCCTGACACCCGTACTGCAACATTCTCAGGCGGTGTAACTCAATCATCTACAACATCTGGTGGATTTAAGATTTACACAGTAACTGCAACATCAACGACTTCTGAAACGGTAACATTCTCATGAGTCATTTTGCTAAATTAGATAACTTAGGAACTGTTGTGTTTGTCACAGTTGGTAGGCAAGAAGATGATGGTAAAGAGTTAGAACTCTGTGCCAGAACCGGCGATACCTATCGTCAAACTTCTTACAATACACATGGCGGTGTTCACTTGTTAGGTGGAACTCCGTTTCGCAAAAACTTTGCTGGAATTGGGTTTACCTATGACCCTGTACGGGACGCATTCATACCGCCAAAGCCTTTTGCATCTTGGGTTTTAAATGAGGATACTTGCTTATGGGATGCTCCTGTTGCCTACCCAGCAGACGGTAAGCGTTATCAATGGGACGAGGCTACAACCTCTTGGGTTGAGATGACTGCGTGAAACTTATCAAACTAACTAACGCCGCCAAGGGCCGCATCGGTGAAGGTCTAATCTTGAACACAGACCTGATTGCATCGTTCTTTGAGCATAAACAAGAAGACGGCACAGAGGTTCGTGTAGCGTTTGGCATGAACGACAACAACTGGGAAGTTTCGGAAAGTATGGACGAGATTATGGAAAAGATAAATGCAAACATTTAAGTGCTATCAATGAACGCAATGTGGCAGATGTGGCAGCAGAGGTATCCTAAAGAACTTTGTAGCACCATAATAGAACAAGCAAAAGAGATAGAACCGCAGGACGCAGTAATAGGTTTCCAAGGCTCTAATGTAGACACCAAGGTCCGTAGAAGTAAGGTTAGGTGGGTCGCTAGAGACAATAAAGACCTTGGTTGGCTATACCATGAGATAACAAACTTATTTCATATTGCCAATCATAATGCCTTTGGATCTGAGTTGTGGCACTTAAATGAGATTCAGTTTACAGAGTACAACGCAGAAGACCAAGGTTATTATAATTGGCACAATGATGTAAACTGGGATGATGGTAGACAAGCACACAGGAAGTTATCGCTGGTGTGCCAACTGTCTAGCCCAGAAGAGTATGAAGGTGGGGAGTTTGAGATGCAGCCGTTACATCTCAGCGCCCCTAAACAAGAACACCTTAAGACACAAGGAACTGTTTTAGTGTTTCCATCCTTTGTAGTTCATAAGGTAAACCCCGTAACCAAAGGCACTAGACACTCTCTAGTGGCCTGGATGGAAGGACCAAAGTGGAGATAGTGATGTCACCAACAGACCAAGTTAAAAATCAACTTGACACCCATGAAGCAGTCTGCGCTGAACGCTATGCAGGCATCAACGCTAGGCTAAAGAGACTAGAACAGATCCTGCTTGGGACTACTGGTTTCATCGTAGTTCTACTACTCAGCTTAGTTCTTAAAATAGGTTAATATGAGCAGAAAAGTCTCCGCTGTTACAACTAAGACCACCACTACCAAGGAAACTATTCTTACGGTGCCTACCAAGAATACTGGTCTGTGGCAGGTCATGTATGTAATTAGCCTTACTGGTAACGATACCCCAAAGGTCTACTGGTATGACTCTTCTACTAGCACTGAATACTTTATTGTCGGTGGTAAGAACTTAGGCGCTGGTGAGTTTATTTTACTTAGTAACGCCGAAGTAGTAATGCAGGCTGGTGACCAGATTCGTGTACAAAACTCTAGCACTAATACAGTAACCTACATAGCAACAGTAGAGTTTGTCCCTGAAACCGCAGTTCAATTCCAATTCTAAGGAGAATAGTATGCCAATGGTCGGAAAGAAGAAGTTCCCGTATACCGCTAAGGGTAAAAAAGCAGCAGAGTCCTATGCCAAGAAAGAAGGCTACAAATCTGCTAAGGGCATGAAGATGCACGAAGGCAAAGAGACTAAGGCTATGGAAGCAAAAGAGAAAAAAGCAAAGAGGATGAAATAATGCCACTCAAGAAGGGTTACTCACAAAAGACAGTCTCTGAGAACATTCGTAAAGAGATGAAGTCTGGGAAGCCACAGAAGCAGGCTATTGCGATTGCTCTGTCTACGGCTCGGAAAGCAAAGAAAAAGGCTAAGAAATGAAACCAGGACTATATGCCAATATCAATGCAAAACGTAAACGGATAGCTGCTGGAAGTGGTGAGAAGATGCGTAAGGTTGGCTCCAAGGGTGCTCCTACAGCTAAGGCGTTCAAACAAGCTAAGAAGACTGCGAAGAAATAATGGTAAAAAAAGTATATCAGAACCCAGAAGGTGGCTTAAATGCCAAAGGCAGGGCATACTTTAAGAACAAGGAAGGCGCTAACCTGAAGCCTCCAGTGTCTTCTAAAGAGGCTGCAAAGTCTCCTAAGAAGGCTGCTCGTAGGAAGTCTTTCTGTGCCCGGATGAGTGGTGTTCCTGGGCCTATGAAGGACTCCAAAGGCAGACCAACAAGGAAGGCTCTAGCACTAAAGAAATGGGATTGCAACTGAGTAGTGGTTTTAACTCTATCGGAAGTATAAAAAATGGCAAACAAAACTTACTTAGAACTTGTCAATGAAACCTTGGTTCGCTTGCGTGAGCCAGAGGTTACTGCGGTTACTGACAATGCCTATTCTAAACTTATTGGTAGGTTCATCAACGATGCTAAACGGCAGGTTGAAGATGCTTATACTTGGAATGCTCTGTCTGAGACACTGACGGTGAGTACCTCTGCTAACCTGTTTAACTATGTGTTAACTGGTATCGGTCAGCGGTTTAAGGTCATCGATGTTATCAACTCACAGTCTGACTGGTTCTTAAACTATGAGACAACCAGGAAGATGGATGAGTTGTTCTTAAACAGCGGCACAGTCTTGGTTGGTGCTCCTGATCGTTACAACTTTAACGGCGTAGACAATAACGGAGATACACAGGTAGACCTCTATCCTATCCCTGACGGCGTCTACAATATCTACTTTAACGTCATCAAGCCACAGGCAGAATTTACCGCTGCTGCAACACAGATCAAGGTTCCATCAGAGCCTGTAATCTTCCTAGCCTATGCCAAGGCTTTGAATGAGCGTGGTGAGGAC